GGCTTGCGCTGTCGGGTGCTTGTGGGGCTCTGGTGGGCTCCGTCGGGGACGAGGCGGTGGCTCGTTGTCGGGGCTTCGCGCGGCCGCCCGGGTGGCTCCTGTTTTCCCTTGACGTTTGGGGTGCGTGGGCGTATGCTGATGTGTCCGACGGTCTGGCGTGATGCTGGGCGTCGGAGAGTTGAAAACTCAAGAGGGGATGATCGGTTTCGACAGTGGTCGTCGATCGAAGTGAAGCGAGCCGAGAATGTACGCTCAACTCGTTAACGATGCGTGCAAACCAATAGGTGCCGAACAGAATCGCACCGACTACGTTCTCGCTGCCTGATTTCGCAGCTTGAACCTTTAGTCCGTCAGCCCGGGAGTTGCTTCCGGCTCGGTGTCTGGCGTCGTTTAGGAAGCCACTGGGGGCTGCCCATGTTGGTGGGGCTGCTCCGACACTCAATCAACTGAGCCTATCTGGCGGTGAGTCTACGCGGGCGCTGGGGGGCTGAGAAATAGAGTCGTAGACTGCGCTCGGAGAAGAATTCGGGGTCGGCTATTGGACGGGGGTTCGATTCCCCCCATCTCCACAACATCCTATACATCGTTGCAATTGCAACGCTTAGCCCCCACAATGGGGACAGAATGGGTACATGTAGCGTGGTGCACTGCCGCTGGGCGGAGGCACCCGCACCGACGATACATTCAAAGCCGTGAGCCGCACACAGCGCTCGCGGCATGCGAGTCCGCCTAAATAGCAAGCGAGGCCCCACCTGCCGTTTTGGCAGGCGGGGCCTTCTTTACTTGCCGTCGCGATCTTCGAGGGCCTCGATCCTCTCGTAGATCGCTCGGTGTGTGTCGTGCGCATGCGAGTCAATCATCCTCTGCGCCGACTCGCGCGCCGTGCGCTCATCGTGGATCTCAGCCGCCATGCGACTGCCTCTCTCGTCGATGCGGTCGATGCGCGCTTTCAAGTCTGAGAGGCTTTCGCCGTGACCGTCTAGGGTCGCGGCGACGCGGTCGACCGTCGAGGACAGGCCCTCGAAGCAATCTGGCAGCACCGCTAGGGCGCCGACCGTCTCGCTGACGGCCTTGACCGCATCGCGGACCTCGTCGAGGTCATCGCGAAAATTCGTCGCATGGTCATTACTGACCTGCGCGTCCGCCGACTGTGCGGCCTCCTTCGCTTCCTCTGCCGCCTTGGCGACGCGCTGCATATGCGACTCGACGCTCTCTTGGAGGCGCGCGCACCACACTGCGATGAGGCCGCCTGCGCCCGCCAGGAGGGCCGCGATCAGCGCGTTGGTTGCCTCGATGACCTTCGGGTCCGCGAAGATTCCGCTCACGAGGCCAGGTCACCGCCCGAGTCGCCTGCAAGCGTCTCCCTGGCGGCGTCGGCGCGCACCTCATCGACCGTCTCGCCGCCCGGCGTGAGAGCGCCCGCCCAATCAATAATGCTGACGCCGCCGATCCGGATCCCCGAGAGGATCTGGAATACCGTCCAGGCGACGCCGAGGAATACACTCGCCTGCGAGACGAAGAGCTGCCAGGTAGCCGGGTAAGAGCCCGACACCCAGACACCCGCCGTCACGACGATTGCGACGGCTACCGTCAGCCAGATGCGACGCTGGCGCGTCCAGTACGGGCGGTCGAGCGCCGCCTGAATCAGCGGCCACACGACGCCGATGAGGACCGATGTAACGAACGGATCGGACTGCAAGCCGAGAAGGATGTCGCTCTGATTCACTGTCGTCTCCTCTCACGCTGTCTCTGCGCCCGCGAGTGCGATGCTGACTGCGGCGTTGGTTGCGGGGCCGTAGATTTCGTCCTGGATGAGGCCGACTGCGGCCTGGATGAGGCCGACTGTGGTGTCGTGTGCTGTTTCGGACGCGTTGCCCCAGATGCCGTCCGGGGTGGCGCCGACGACACGCTGGGTGTATTCGACGCCGTAGGGGAAGTCGTTGCCTCCCCAGTTGGATGCGGCGGCTACGGCGTTGATGCGCTGGCGCGTGTCGGGACCGGCGACGTTATCGGGGACCGCGCCGACGGCTTCTTGGAGCGCGGTGATGTCGGTGTAGCCGTTCTCCTGCGCGCTCGTGTCGATATTGCCGTCCCAGCGGCCGTTGTCGATCATCCAGGCGAGCACGCGGTGCATGTCGACCCAGCCGAGGATGTCCTCGTCGTACCTGTACTTGACGAGGACGCCGTTGCCGTTGTCTTGGGAGCCACCCATGCTGGTGTTGCCCTCGACGGCTCGGTAGAGGGCGGCGGTTGGGTCGGGCCAGGATACGCCGACGTGGTCTGCGATGCCGTCGCCGTGCCACTCGTAGATCGCCTGACGGCCATATCCCGATTCGTCGCACCACGCGTCGATCTGCTGCGCGAAATTCTTGATGTACGGCACGTAATACCACCACGCCGCATTCATCAGATTGACTCCGGCCTGGAGGAAGCCCCAGACCTGGAAAGCGCCGCACCAGGCGTAGCCTCGGAAGTCGGGCTTGCCGACGGCGTCCCAGTACTTGTCGCCGCCGACGTGGCCGACCTCGCCGAGCATGGCTCGCAGGGCGGTGTCGACGGCTGCGACGACGCGGGGGTCATTGGGGGAGGTGCTCATGCCTGGCCTCCCTCTTTCTGATTGAGGTTGCGTTCGGTTAGGAGTTCGAGAGACTCGGCCTCCTGAACCTTGGTTTCGGGCATCGTCTGAAGATCGGGTGCCATACTCTTTTCCTTTCGGGTGCAGTACGCCCCGGCCACCTGGCGTGGTGGTCGGGGCTGGTTTGTGGCAGGCCGGGGAGTGGCCTGTCAGGTCTTGATAATAAAATTCATCGCGATGTACGGTGGCATGATGTTGAACGGCTGTGACCCGCCTTCGACTTTGGCGACGGCCCTGTCGAGGTATCCCGCGCCGAACGACGAGATGCCGGGCCACCTGCTACCGCCCGAGAAATCGGTCTGGTAGATGCCGGCACCGCCGCCCCACTGGCCGGTTGCGCCGCCGATCTGGTGCTGGTGCCTGGGCATCTCAGCCGTCGTCATCGTGTGCTTCTCCTCGCCGCCCTGCTCGCCAGCAGGATGCGCCGACGCCGCACCGAGCACGAACCGGCCGCGAAGGTCGGGCACGCGGAAGCGAAAGGTGTTGCCGAACACCCTCGCCAGGTCCGGATACGTGCGACGGTCGTATTCTTTACCGTCGCACATGAGCCAGCCGGTCGGCGCGGATGCCCCGGCGAAGGCCGCGATGACACCGGCCGGCGTCACAACCGTGATCGCCTCGCCCGGGTCACCCTTCGGGCCTCGCGGGCCTGTCTCGCCCGGGTCGCCCTTCGGGCCTCGCGGGCCGGCCGGCCCGCGCTCGCCCTGGTCGCCCTTCGGGCCCTGGTCGCCCTTCAGGCCCTGCGGGCCTGTCCCACCGCCGCCACCCGGCACGATGACGATACGGCCATCATCATCCATTTTTGCAAGATCTAGGTACCGGTCCTGATAGCTTCTCGTCGAGGCGAGTGCCTGCATCGTGCCCTGGTGAATCTGGACGAGGACTCGGTCCCCCGGATATGCCTTCCGGGTGAGTAGGCAATCGGGCACAGCCATGATCCCATCATTGTCGTCTGATCCGCGGCGCCAGAGGTCTGCATCGAAGCGCACGTTAACGTGCCCTTGCTTCGAATTTCGCACACACGTTGCCCACTGGTACGTTGGCTGCGCGTCCAGCCGACGCCGCATGTCGGCGATGACACCAGTGAGATATTCGAGCTCAGACACCCTGTACCTCCTTGATAGTGGTTGTGACGAGCGCAGTCGGAGAGAGCGGGATCTTCATCTCCTGCACCGTGCCGCGCATGCGCAGCCCCTGAGAGACGAACTCGACGACGTCGCCCGGCCGGATGTTGATCGGCAGGTGTTCAATTACAAGCGACGCGGCAGGCATCGACTTCTCCTCGAGGAGTCTCTGCGCCATCTTGTCGATTGCTTCCTGCGAGGTGGCTTTGACCCCAGTCTCCACGTGCGTGATCTCTCCCCGGTTAACAGTTGAGAGCGGATCGCTCGGGCTGTCATTTCTTGCTACCCCAACGACGGCCGGCGTCGGCCCCGCGCCGTACACATCCTGCCCACGCTGCGTGTCGTCTGACCCTGGTGTCCCCACGCAGATGACAACGTTCGGCACGGAGAACACATCGCGGTCGATCGTCCACTCAGCAGAGTGGATCGCCGCGTCCCCCTCGCGAAAAACGAATGACACCGGCCGGCGCGACGGCCGGATGTATGGCGCTCCCATAATTACCCCATACGGGTCCGGAGAGAGTGCTCCCCACCCGACGAGTCGAGCACAGTCGTTGAGCATCGTCAGTACGTTCGTACCGACGTCATACGTGATCGCCTCGTTGATGATCTTCGGATCCTCGCCAAAAGCCCAGTTCCCGAACTGTGTAAAGCCCATCCGCAGATTCTTCGCCTTTGCTGCGTATCGCTTAATCAGGCCCCACTTGCCAGTTGTCAAGTGATCGTTCTCGACTTGCTCGATACGATCCGTGGACATGCGATCCAGGTACGCGAGCGTCGACAGGAGCTCGACGTCGCGGGTCACACGATGCTCGCTGACCGAGCGGGTCGGCGACGACATCACGAAAGTCGCCACCGGCCAGCCCGGCATCCCGACCGGTACATAATCGACGCGCGCGTGCATGTTGAACCAGTCGACGTTCTGCGAGGTCTCCGTGAGGCTCAGCTGCCCCGACGCGCGCAGACGCGACGTCGCAGACAGCGTCACCGACCCCGACTCGACACCATCGAGCAGGCCAATATCCTGGCCGTCCGGCGTCGTGAGCATTACCTGATAGTCTGCCTGCCTCGCAGGCGCCGTGTCAGCCACGGTTCACCTCCGTGAGCTTCGCCGAGACCGTCCAGACCCCGCCGACTTCTCGGCCAAATTGCACGTCCGACAGCGAGCCGTACAGTACTCGGCTGAGCGGATCGCGGTACATGAATGGCGCAGGCATGTATGCCAAGTCTTCAAGAGCCCGGCGCTCGCGTGCAGACGAGTCCAGCAGCGCCGCAGAGACCTGCACTACCCGCTGACGCTGCGTTCCCGACAACTCCACGCCAAGCTGACGGCCCGCGAAGTACTTGACCTCGCGATTCACGAGACCAAGCTGCGAGCCAGTCACAGGGTTCCACGCCAGGCGCACCGACCGCGAGAAACCCTGCCCGGCCGAAATCCACACCGCCTGCGAATCCGCGAGCGCGTCGATGACCGTGACCGATGATGAGGGCATCGCTGACGTTGCCGTGACCCTGTATTTCGTGGTGCCGTTGGTGAGACATTCACGGTCTTTGTACATGGTGGATGGTGGGAGTTTGTCGGCGACGAGGGTCCAGGTTGAGCCGCCGTCGATCGATCGCTCAAGGCGCGTCTCAACGGTTGGCGGCTGCGTGCTGCCGGTCGGGACTGTGGGTGAGGCGATCGAGATGAGCATGTCTCCCTCGTCCTCTTCCCAGGATGCTGTCACGATCGGCTCGGGCGGCGTCGGATATTCGACCTTGTACCGGCGCTGCACGGTGGTTGAGAGGCCGTATCCGTCTGTGAGGGTCGCGCGGACGACGTACTCCGTGCGATTCTCTAGTCTGGCTTTGAAGCGCAGTGGTGCGCGTGAGAACTCCGGGGAGACCCCGAGTGCTGTTGTGCTGCCTTTGATCTGCTCGATTGCCTGTAGGTTCGCAGAGAGCAGCTCGCAGAGCACTGTCGAGATCGTCGTTGACGACCCCTTCACGTGCGAGACGACGAGTGCGCCGTCGAACGCCGAGCGGTCGAGCGTGAGTGCGTCGGGTGCGAGCGCAACGACTGGTGCGTACGTGACCGTTGTCCGCCTGGTCGGGGACCAGTCCGAGTACTCGCGGTACTGGCCTTTCGTGCGGATCTGATAGTCGATGACGCCAGTCGGCAGGTCAATAGTCTTGGTCTGAGTGGACCCCGTGACGGAGACGCTCTGCCAGGGTCCGGAGTCCCCGGCGCGGTGCCCGTTCGCGGTCTCGGTGTACACGGTTGCGTACCGGATGTCTGCTGCTTCCTGCCAGGTCTCATCGAGGGAATTATGAGCCCACGTGAAGGGCACTGCGCCGACCGGCGCGTATGTGCCCGGGCCGGACACAGCCGGGATCCCCGGCTTCTGCAGCACCTGGATCACATTCGACGCGGCGGAGCGCTCGGATTCGAGCCCATCCGTCTTGATGTACGCGTAATAAGTGTGCGGCACCTGCAGATCTGCGGTCTCGTGTACCCAGCCGTCCGCGTCGGCTCGCACCTCGCCGACCTTCTTATCGCCGTCGAGGATCTCGACGGTCGCATCCTGCGGGTACGCGAAGGTCGTTTTCCAGGTGATGCGGATCTGCCCATGCTCATTCTTTGCGGCCGTCAGCTCCGCGACAGGCGACGGCGGCGTCGACACGCCATTCGAGTCAGGTGACGGCGGGCCAGGGATAAAGTCCGAGACGTCGCGGACGCGCGTCGGGATGATCGGGGACGCGTACACGCGGTACCAGAACCGGTCGTTCGTGTACACTGCTTTGTCGTCAACCATCTTGAATACGGGGACCGTGGCGTTTTCAGCGTTCACCCATGACACGACGTGCCACTGGCGGGGGAGCCACGGCCCCGAGTAGTTGTCCGAATAGGCATCCCACCGCTCAATCACGTACGACCGGACCGGCGAGGAAGCGTCCGCAGGCTTCGCCGCAGGCCACTCGACGAGCACCGAGCTGCCATTTTCGAGCAGCGTCGCCTTGCAGTACGACGGAGCTGACGGCGGCTTCGCCGGCCGTGCAGGCAGCGTAAGCCACGCCTGCATTGACGGGTGCCCGCCGTTCCAGATCGGCCCGAGCGAATAGCCGACTCCAATCGAGCGGTCCTGATTCGGCAGGAGATTCTCGCGCCAGTGGGACGTGCCCATGTCCTTGTACACGGTGGCGCCAGTTGGCGACGAGAAAGACACCGTCTCCGACCCAACCCCGACGTTGCCCCACCAGTCGGTTTTCGCCGAGAAATTATGCCCGTAGCCGTCCGACCGGAGCCAGAACTGTGCGTACACCTCGACGTAGCCCTGATGAGGGTCGCCCGTGTACCACATTTCGACACCGACCGACATGTAACCGGACGACGCTGACCACTGAATCGCCACGCGCTTCTCCCTTGCTCCTTAGAATCCGATGCGCTCACGCAGCGCAGAACGCGACGCAGGCGCGAGCCCGTCAGACACGACGCCCCCGGCCTCGACGCGCATCCGCCCGATCAGCTGATCATCCGAGTCACGCACGACCAGGTACTGCGGGCCGGTCGCCTGGATGCGCGCAAGGCCGGCTGCGCCGCCAAGCCTTGCCGTGACCGACAGAGCCCCGGCCTCGAGGCCGTTGAGTTGTTCCTGCCCGTCCGCGATTGCGTCCCTGATCGCGGCTTCAAACAGTGGCGCGCGCTGCGCCGCGCCCTCAGCCAGTGCCTCGACAATCGAGCGGCCCGAGTAGAGCGTCCAGCCGTGCCCAGAGAACGGACCCTTCTTCGCGGGCGAGAACGGCAAATACTGGCGTACTTTGCCGAGCACGTCCGACACGGCGCCGGTCAATGATCCGACCATAGACTTCACGCCGTCGATGAGCCCCTGAATGATCTTCTTGCCTGATTGGGACATCTGCCCCGGAACCGCCGCGAGGGCCTTCTGGATCTGCTGCGGAATATCCCAGAAGATGTTCTTGAGCTGCGGCAGCGCCTGTGTGATGCCGTCGATGAGCCCCGTCAAAATCTGCACGCCGGCTGTCAGAATCAGCGGAAGATTCTCGACGAGGACCGTGACGATCGTCGTGATGATCTGCGGCAGCATCGCGATCAGCTGCGGGATCGCCTGCACGATGCCGTTAATGACACCGATCAGCAGCTGCACGCCCGCACTGATGATCATCGGCAGATTCGTGATCAGCGTCGTGACGATCGTGTTGATGATCTGCGGCAACATGTCGATCAGCTGCGGGATCGCTTCGATGATGCCGTTGATCAGCGTCGTCAGCAGCTGGATGCCGGCCTCGATGATCAGCGGCAGATTCTCCACGAGTACCGTGACGATCGTGTTGATGATCTGCGGCAGCATCTCCAGCAGTGCCGGAAGCGCCGTCTGCAGGCCACTGATCAGCGCCTGAAGCACCTGCACGCCCGCCTGAAGCACCTGCGGGAGCGCCTGCACGACCGTCGTGACGATCGTCGTGACAATCTGCGGGAGCGCTGCAGCCAGCGTCGGAATCGCCTGCACCAGCCCATTAATGAGGCCAGTCAGCAGGCTCGCGCCCGCCTGAATCAGCTGCGGGACACCCTGTGAGATTGCGTCGAGCAGGGACGTGATGATGCCCGGCAGCGCTTCGAGAAGCACGGGGATCGCGGCTGTCAGGCCGGCTGTCAGACCGTTGATCAGGGCAACGCCCGCGCTGATGAGCTGCGGCAGCATGCCGACGAGGCCCTGCACGAGCGCGACGATCATTTGCGCGGCAGCGGGGATCAGCTGCGGAAGCCACGACCCGAAAGCGTCTACGAATGACTCGACGATCCGGCCTGCCATGTCCAGCAGGACCGGCAGCGCGGTTGAAAGACCCGTCATCAGCGTCTTGACTGCCTCGGCGCCCGAGGCAATCAGCTGCGGCGCATTCGACACCAGCTGCGCCCCATACTCCGAGACCTTGCTCACCACATCCGAAATCATCGTCTGAATCTGCGTCGTCAGCTCGCCCCCCGACGCCTGCACCAGCGCACCGATGCCAGCGACTGCCGCCGTGATGAGCCCGCCGAAGGCCAAAACCTTACCGAAGCGCGCCGGATTCAGGAACATCCCAACCTGTCCAAGCAATCCCTCGACCGCTGACCCAATCGAGTCGGCAGAACCTGCCAGCGCCTGCCCCATCTTCGGGCCGACTCCACGCATCGCCTCTACAGCTGGACCGAGGGCCTTGCCTGCGCCTTCCTTGACGACACCGCCGACACCCGAGAGCTTCTCACCGAGCGAGCCGAAAGCAGGCCCGATGTGTTTGTCTCCGGCCTCGCGGATCACGCGGCCAACGCCGGCGATCTTCTCGCCGATCGCCGCAGATGCATTCGACGCTGCCTCGCCCGCACCCGCCTTTAACGCGCTGCCAAGGCTTGCCGCCTGCCTCCCAATCGATTCGACGGCAGGCTCGAATACTTTGCTCGCTCCCTCCTTCACCGCTCCGCCAAGGCCCGAGAACTTATCCACGAGAGCAGACGGCGATGGCAAGGCGTCGAACGCCCCGATGATCAGCGACGGATCCGCGAGCAGCATGCCTGCGCCCGCGAGTGCAGCGAATCCTCCGGTCGCTTCTCCGAGGGCTTTTGCGATGTCCTCGAGGGTGAGTTTGCCGTCCTTCATTGCGTCGGCGAATGGGCGGAGTTTTCCGGCGAGTATGTCGACGTACTTGCCTGCGCTGTCGAAGGCAGGGCCTACCTGCTCTCCGACTGCGTTGATGATGTCAGTCAGCGGTTCCTTGACCTTGTCGAGGGATGCGACGAGGCCTTTTTCGACGGCGGCTTCGAGATTGCCCCACGCGCCCTCGAACGTCGATGTGGATTTCGCGGCTTGTTCCGCGACGTCCGTGAAACCGAGGTCCATTAGGGCCTGGTTGAATTCCTCGGCAGTGATCTGGCCTTCACTCATGGCGTCCCTGAAGTTGCCGGTGAATGCGGCGTTGGCTTTCAGGGCCTCCTGGAGCTTGCCTGACGCTCCGGGGATAGCGGCTGCGATCTGGTTCCAGTCCTGTGTTGTGAGCTTTCCAGCTCCGTTGATCTGCACGAGGGCGAGCGCGACCTGCTTGAAAGTCTCCTTCGTGCCGCCCGCGATCGCGTTTACATTGCCGGCCGCTTCGGCCATCTTGTCGAAGTTCTTGACCCCGTTGGCGGCGAGCTGCGCCGTCACCGACTGAATGTCGGATAAGTCGTACACGGTCTGGTCGGCGTAGGTTTGCGCGGCGGCAGTCAGCTGCTTGATTCGCGCGGGGTCGACGCCCGCAAATTCAAGCGTTTTCTTGAATTTATCGGTCGCGTCAGACGCAGCGATCGCCGCGGGGACCTGAGCCGCGAGCGCGGCTGTGATGCCGCCGACTGCTGCGGCGACGCCTCCGAGGCCGAGCTTGCCGATTGAGGAGAGGGCACCGCCGATGTGCTTGGACAGCGACTGCCCGATTTTGGAGCCCCAGGATTCGGTCGCGCCCGCGAGTGCGGACGTGACGTCCCCGGACCCAAATTCCGACGCTATCTGCTTCTTGATGCCCCTGAATGACGGTACGACGTCGATCCAGGCTGTGCCCAGGGAAGTGCCTTCGGCCACGCCCTCTCCTTATCTAGTTTTCAACTGGCGCTCGGGCCGAGCTGAGCTGCTTGTCGATCCAGTCCAGGTCTGGCATGTGGTCGATTTCGACGCGCGCGCCCGGGCGCGGGATCGGCGGCGGCGCGCCCCGGCCCTTCTGAGCGGCCTCGGTTTTCGCCCACTGAAGCCACCGCAGCGAGTCCGCCTGGATCGCGGCTAGATGCGTATCGATCGATCGCCACTGCCACTCCTGGTCGATCGCTCTGAGCGTCCATGATTCCGTCTGCTTCATGACGACGGATGCGAGGCGCGCTGCCTGCCGGCCCGGCATCTGGCGCGGGCCGCGCCCGAAAAACCGGAGGAAGTCAGCCTCCAACTCATCGGGCGCGCTCGTCAGGATCGCGGCGAGCGTTAGGCTTTTGGGGCCAGATCGCGCATGATCTGCACGAGCATCTCAGTCGCAGCGGTCGCCGTGACGCGGCCTCGCTCATCCCGGACCGCGTCGAGCAGCGCCTGAGCCGTATCCCCCGCGACCGCACGGAACACCGCCGGCAGGGCGAGGACGTCACCGCGCTGCACCTCCGCGAGAGACTCAAGCAGCTCGAAGTCATCGAAGACCGTCGGGTCGACAGTCACCTGCACGCCCCTGATCGTGATCGTGTGCAGCCCCTGCGGAGCGGCGGCAGTCATGCCTCGAATAGCCTCGTGCTGCTCCTGCTGTACGGGCGCCGACATGTTGATGTCGCCCGCCCCGCATGCCTGCTCGTATCGTCCGGGCGTTCCCTCGTTGTAAAAAGTCATCGCGCTAAACCTTTCTAAGCTTGTGAGTCTTTGTCGCGCCTATTGGGGGTGAGTGGGAGAGGGGCGGGGCGCGACCCTGCCTGCGCCCCGGGGATGGTGGTCAGGCAGGCTCCGCCCCTCTCCACGTCTGTTAGGTCGATCAGGCCACTGCGGCCTTCGCGATGTACTCGCGGGCGCAGTCGCCCTCGACCTTCGCGGACGGGTATGCGGCGATCGTCACCTCGTATCCGACAGCCTCGCCGTCCTTGTACACGGTGGAACCGCGCTCGGTTATCTGACCCTCGGGGATCACAATCCGCTTGATGAGGCCACCCGTGAGCAGCACCTCGAACACGAAAACGCGGCGAGGCAGGATCTTTGAGTTGTGACGCACGCTGATCGGCTCGTCCGCACCGCCAGCCTGAGTAACGTTCTCCTGGCCGAAAACCTCGCGCAGGACGTCCGGATCAAGGGCCTGCAGGAGCGTCGTCTTGAAAGTCTCCTTGTACCCGGTTTGCTGCGTGAGGACGACGTCGCCGCCAAACGCCTTCATGTCGCTGGACTCGGTCTCGATCGGGTTCTCGAAGCCGTCCTCCGAGAGGTAGCCGAGCTTCACGAACGCCGCGTTTAGCGCGGTCGTCGCGTCAGCGGGAAGCGTGGTGCCCAGCGGGGCTGCGAAAAACGCGCCGCCCTTCTGCGGCTTAGCCGCCGTAACAAACGCGGAATTGTTCTCCGTCATATGACTCTCCTTTCAAGAGAAAAGAATCAGGCGAGCGCCAGCATGGCGCTCACCGTCAGTTGGAAACGAGGAACCCGGGAATCCGGGTCCGGGAATGCGTACACCGCGCTGACGGCGGAGTACGCGACGATTGGGTCGAGCTGCCAGGCGAGGACCACGCCAGCGACATCGTCAGCAAGCACAGACGCCTCACCCTCCGACGGAGCCCAGGCTTGCACGGCGAACATCGGGGAATCCCACAGATGCGTGCGTCGACCACCCGTACGCTCGACCGTGATGAACTTCTTGGGTCGATCCTTCGACACCCGGTTCGAGACCGGCACGCCCGGAAACTTCCTCTTTAGGTATGCGATGAGCGCGGCGGTTGACGAGGTCATACGCGCCCCGCATTCAGCGCCTTCAGCAGCGCGTTATGCCTAGCGTTATCGCGGCGAGCCTTGAACGTCGCAGCCTTGACGACGCCGTGCGGCCTCGTCTTACCCTGCTGAACAGACGCTTCAAAACCCTTGCCCGCCGCCGTCGCGATCCGCTCTGCAGCGGACTCAATTACCGGCGTCGTCAGCTCGCGTAGGGCGCCATTGTCGATCGTGACTCTCATCGCTCACCCCTCCACGAGCCTGGCCTGGACTGGGCGATTCCACATGCCAGGCGTCGAGTCCTTGGAGTACGGCTGCGGATCGCCGATCACTTCCCACCAGCGGGCACTCCACCCGATCAGACAGCCTTTCAGCCGCCCTATATAGGTCTTAGGGAAATGGAAAGTCATGACCGTCGCGTCACCGTCTGGCCGCTCCGCCCCCAAATCCTGCGACGAGTACGGAGCCACCAGCACATTCCTCAGCGTCTGCATCGGCATATACTCCGCGACCTCGTTGCCGAACTCATCGATGCTGCCCGACCGCCTTACCAACAACAGGACGTTTTCTCCGAAGATCACGGGCGCGCCCCAATCGTCCGAACCGACGCGAAGCGAGTCAGCCGAATCCCGAGCCTGCGCCTGTGCACCCGCGTGAAACTCATCGACCCCACCGGCGCGCTAAACGTCGAGGACTGACTGTACGGGCCACCCGTGACCGTCGACTGCGTCGCACCGTACGCAAATCCATCAGCCTGCTGACGGATCGCATACCGCACCATGTCGCACACAACATCCTCATACGAGTCACGCCGGATCGACCCGTCCGCGAGCGCGTCGGCGAGGTCGATCTTATCGGCTGCGAGCTCGTCACGGACAATACGTGCAGCTCGGGGAAGGGCCGCTTCAACGGCCTGCTGTCCGACTTGGGTTTCCTCGGTCGGGCCGTAGCGGATGCGGAAGGCTGTCATCGTGACTTCGAGCGGGTCTGCTTGTGGCGCCATGCTCAGCCTCCTAGCTGCTAGTCGGTGGGCGCACCCTCCGCGTCAGCGGGTGCCTCTGGCGCCGGGTCGGGCTGCTGGTCGCCAGCCGTGCCGGTGATGCCGAAGTCGTCGCCGAGGACGTCGAGGATGATTTCAGCGTCAGCGGCCGGGACGGTCGCGAGGCCGTCCTCGAACTGCACGTGCGGGGTGGTGATGAGCAGGGTCGGGATCGCGTCGCAGCGCAGCGTCACCATGTCGATCTTCTTCTTTGCCATGCTGATCAGCCTGCCGCCACAGTCAGGACGCCGTGCGCCTTTTCGTTGCCGTACTTGAGGCCGATCTCTCCGTACAGCTGGACCTTCTCGGATGCGCCGCTCTTGGCGAGCGGTTCGGCGAAGAAATGCCCCTTTCCGGGCACTTCGAGGAAAGCCGGTGCGAGCTGCTCGAGGGAGACGACCGCGAGCTTTGTCGTAGGCATGTAGCGATTCATCATGACATTGAAAGAGCCGAAATCGGTTTCCAGCTTCTTGAGGTTGACGCCGCCGAGGTTGCGATCTTCCTGCTTGAAGCCGTCCTTGACGAACAGGCGCGTCAGCGCGCGCTTGAGCGTTGAGTTGACGATGATCGTGCGGGTCTCGGTCTCCTGGACGCCGCCTGCGTCCCAGACCTTCTGAAGGAGATCGAGGACGTCGTCTGCGGTCAGCTCGCCGGCCTTGTGCGTGGTCGTCGCAACGTTGGTCGTGATGGCCTGCAGCAGGCCGCGCGTCTTGCGAGGCTGTGCGTTCGTGGTCGGCTTCGCGTAGGTGCCCGTGATGAACGTCTTTTCGACGTCCCTCGCTGTCTGCTTGATCTGTGCCTGCAGTTGCTCGGCGAGTTCGTCAGCGGGCAGCGTGGTCGAGCCGAGCTGCACAGCGGTGCCGGACTGGCCGTACTGGCGTCGGGCGCCCATCTTCGTGTACGACACGGAGACGGCTTCCTGGTGGATTTCGAGCACGTTCTCGACGTTGGTGCGAGTGCGGGTCTCGAACGCCGTGGCGTCTGCGCCCTCGACGCGCTGGCGGTCATCGGCGGCATCGCGCAGGTCAGCGACCTGCCAGCCGACGGTTGTCGATTCGACGGACTCGCCGCCGGTCAGACCGCCAATCGAGGACAGCAGGGGCGTGTCCTCCGGCGAGGCAGAGTAAAGCTCGCCGACGTAATTCGGGCAATTGTACGTGGTTGCCATCTCGGTAATACCGGGCATATGGGTTTCTCCTGTCAAGAGAAGGGGAATGAGTTTCAGTTGGTGGTGTCGGTGGTCATGCCCGCGAGCTTGACCGCCTTGAGGCGCGCTGACAGCTTGAAGTCGCCAGCGGTCTGTGCCGCCGTGATCTGCTCGTCAAGGGACAGAGACGACGGGCGAGGCGGGAACACACCGGCACCCGAGTCCGCGAGCGCGGGCACGGCCGGCGTGGCCGTGGTGCCTCGCCAGTCGGCGAGGCGTTGCGCGATCTGCTTGATCTCGTCCTCGGTGTCGCCGTGAATGAGGTCAGCGGGGACGCCGTACTCGGAGGCTGCGGCTGCGATGAGTTTGGCTCGGTGTGCCTGCGCTTCGAGGGCTGCGACCTGAGAGCGCAGTTCCTCGATGGTGGTGTCCTTGCCGTTGATCGTTTCCATGAGCGCTTCGAGCTGCTTGTGGTCGGCCTTTGCTCGGCGTTCCCACGTGCGGGCGTGGGCCTTCCAGTCCTCAGCGGCCTCGTCCTGCGTGGCCTCCTGCGAGGTCTCTGCGGTGTCGGCGGGCGCGGTGTCCTGGACGGCCGTATCGGTGGAGGTTTCGGTCGGTGCCTGCGCGCCGTCCGTGGCCTCCTGATCGGTGGTGTTTTCCATTGGTTTTCCTTCCTTTGCGGAGAGCGTGGTTCCCGCTGCCTTTGCGGAATCGGGTATAACAAAACCCCGCACCGCGTTCGGTACGGGGTAGATTGGTGATTGTGTTGGGTTACGCTGCTGGGGTCTCGGTGGTGGAGATGCCCTCGCGTAGTTCTGCGAGTTCTTCATCAAAGAGTCCAGCTGCTTTCTCGTTGATCGCTGCGAGCCGCTCAATCCATGTGGCCGTGACGGCTCCGTATTTGACGAGCGATGAGACTGCGCCGTCGACGTCGGGGCCGTCGCATTCAAGCATCATGTGCAGATAATCCACCTCGGTACGGGCACCCAGTGCGTCTAGCTCTGTGATAGCGTCACGTACAAACTGCTCTACGGCGTTAACCTCCACATGCGCATTATAGACGCTTTCGAAGTGGAGTGATAGTTTTTATGCGGTATCCCTTCGCATCATTTCTATATGCGACGCGAATCTCTACCCCATTGACTTGACTAGTGGCAGACGCGACGCTGACGTCCTCTAGGATGCCCTTCTCTCGCAGCACTTGAGCGCCCGCCTGCAGGATGTCGTCTGCAGTCCAATCCGGTGGGAATTCGGTTCTCCCGAATCTCCACCCATAGCCCGCTAGGTGCCCTCCTGAGCCTTCTAGCCCATAAAGGGTATGACGCCACTCCCTCGCACGAAGCGGGGGAAATTCCTCTGGCCATGACTTTGGCGCTTGTGTCATCTCCCGGGGCGGGATTCTGTGCGCGGATCCCGGTGTGAACCCACGCTCCCGAAGAACCGTGCGGGCACTGACCCGGTCCTGGTCGATCACATCACGTTGGAGCGTGCCGTCCGCGGACACCCGTTTTGGAGTGTGCCCATCTGTGAGTTTGTCAGGGAATAGCTCCCGCATACGCGCGGTGATCCTCTGGATGTCGTCTGTGCGTGCACCTTCATCAGCGAGGTCATCGACCGCCTGTTCGTACATTCGTTCGTACTGTGTGTGATCGTAGCCCTTGATGCGGGGCTTCTTCGACCACGACGGGACGATCTGGCAGTCGCACTTGAAGTGTGAGCGCTTGAAGTGCGCGGTCTCTGCGCTGCGGTACACGAAGCCCCTTGAGGCCCAGAGCATGCACCAGGCGCACGTCTCAGCACCGGTCGGCACGCGAGCGTACCGTGGTGACTTCGGGTCGCCCTCTGCCGCGTGCTGCACGGTCGCGCGGCCTGAATCTGAGATCAGCTTGCGAGCCCCGTTAGTGAGGCGTGAGAGGGCCACCGCGCGGTCGACGCCCTCGCGCAGATCCCGCAGTGCCGCACCGACGATCTTCTCTGCTTCGTCCTGATCGACGAGACCGGTCGGCATCGTCGGGGAGTACTCCTTCGCGACGCCCTCGGCCTCGCGCTGTTTCTCGTACCATTCGAGAGCCGCCGACGACGCGACCTCAGCTGATTCCTCAACGAGGCGCGGATACAGCTGAAACAGCGCGTCTTCGAGCATCCCGAGATCATCGAGCGGCAGGCGCTTCCACAGCGCACGCATCCGGCGCTCAGCGACATCGCCCGCGCGGTTCTGCGTCCGCGCGAGCTGCTGCACGTCGTGTATATGCACGCTGCCTCCTCACGATCTCTACTTCTCTTCGAGCACCTTCGAGTCATCCTCCGGCAGCAGACTGCGGATCGACGCCCGCACGTAGAACGCCGAGCGTTTCCTTCGCGTGCGAGGCATCACGCCCCCGTCGACGCAGGCACAACCTTCTCAACAGGCACGTCCGACACGGTGGTGTCGGTGGTGTCCTGCGCGGACAGCCGGTCAAGGAGACCGGACGCCTCGGTACGGCGCTTGTCCGACATCAGGCGCGCAATCTGCGACCCCGAATATCCCAGCTCCTCGAGGACGACCGGGGACTCAGCAAGCCACGGCAGCGCGCTGATTTGCTTCACGATCGCATCTGACTGCGAGACAATCGACGGATGCGCCGGGTCACCCCAGCGCGTCGCTAGAGACCGCAGCTCCGGCGTCATCTCAGACAGCCCGTCCCTCATCATCACCGCGTGCGCATACACGCGCGTCAGGGCCGCATCGAACACGCGTTGCGCGTTCTTCGCCTTGATGACAAGCTCTTCTTTGGCCGCATACAGTGCCTCAGCCGAGGACGGATTGTCCTGGATGACACCTAGGGACGAGACCGGCAGGGACGAGACGCCCGACAGCTCGGTCGCCAGCGCACGCATCTGCTCCGTAAATGGCTGAGATGACTGCTGCGGCAGCACCGTCACCTTCGGCCCGTCCGGCTCCTCGCCCGACGAAATCGTCTTGATGGTTCCCAGCTTCCAGTCCCAAGACCGCAGATCACTGATGAGGTCAGGATCAACGCCCGAGAGCAGGATGCCCGGTGCTGTGAAAAGCTCCGTCGCAAGCTCCTCCCGCAGGACCGTGCGCATCGCACGCTGGGTGATGCTCATGACGTCACGGGAGATACGCGAGCGCCCGAGCGGACGATCTAGCGACGGCTCGAACGGCATCGCTTCCATCATCACGGCTCCCATGCCGTGCAGCTCCGCGTGCACGATCCGCCACACCGACGCTGCATTCAGCTCGACGACGTAGGTCGAGTCGACCGTGTACAGAGTGAAGCGCGTCGGACGTCCAGCATCGTCAATGTCGTCGATGGTCAGCCCATAGGATAGACGACGACGCACGCGGTCCCAGAGGCCCGCAGCCCAGTCCGCCGAGTGCCCCTGAATGATCACGGGTGGCTCGCCTGCTGCCTCGACGCCCTTGCGCAGCGTCAGGAAAGCCACCGAGTGCGTGAGCGAGGACGGGATGGTCTGCGCGATCTCCAGCTCGAAGCCGGTCGCCGCGAGCAAATCGTCAATCTCGAACGGATTGTCATGGCCGTTCGCGGCTGTGACTCCGTCCCAGATCAACAGATCTGACAGGCCGAAAACGACCTTTCGGGGCCAGCCGATGACCGCGCCGAGCTGGTCGACCATTTCATCGGGCACAGAGATGTCCAGGTTGTCGGGGCGGACGACGCCATCGAGGTATGCCTGCCGCAGCCGGTTACGGGGCTGCTTGATTCGCCACAGCTCGACGAGCTGAGCGAGCGCCGTCTGCTCTGCAGGCGTCAGCCCCGGCACAACCGGAGCCGAGAACATCACCGGTGTCGCGAGCATGAACTTCTTGGCGCTCACAGGGCCCTCGCTTTCTTGCCCGGCCGGCGCCGGGTCGTCTTAGCCGCCAGAACAGCCGCAGACACGGCCTCCAACGGAGTCTCATCTCCATCGGGAATTGAGGCTTCCCATCCCCATGCGCCGTCGCGGGCGCGAATCTTTCTGTCGCACACAGCCACCGCCGTATTGAGTGCGTCCTCCGGATCACCAGCAGGATGCGTGATACGCCCGTCGCGCAGCCCCTCAAAAAACAGCGAACACGACTCCAGGTACTCGCGCGTCGTCATGATGTGCACGATCCGGGCCGGCACACCACGGACCTGCAGAGCGTCCGCGAGCGCCGACGCGCCAGAGCCTCCGACAAGGTTGATCTGTGCGGTCCGGTCTTTGCGGGCCGCGAGCCAGTCGGCGACGGCTTTCACACCGTCGTCCGTCGATCCGGTGAACGTGTCGATCGCGTTGACGTGGAATCGAACGTCGGGGCCGGTGCCGGTTTTCAGTGCGCCCGCGAGCGCCTGGCGCTTGCCGTCAGCGCTGAAAGCGACAGCGAATGATCGAATGCCGTCTGCGGGCGCGTCAGCTGTCGTGGTGTCCCAGGTGGTCGGGTCGATCGCCCGAGACGCTCCGGCATTCGCTGGCCACATGCCGAGGCGCTCGCGCGCGAAGCCCTCATCCGAGAGCGTCTTGCGCTCAAGTTCAATGAACGCACGCTTCATCCTGCCTGCAAGGAGCGCGGGATTCGTTGCCTCCCAGGTCTTGACATCGTCCATGCGCAGAGGCTTATCCGGGTCCGCAGACCATTCATGCCAGCACATCGCGCCGGGATGCTCAGACAGCGCCTGATCGCGGATACGCTCAAAAACCTGCCCGTTTGCGTTCGGGCCGGGAGGCGTACCTGTGTACAGCACTTGGGAGTTGCCGAGGTGGCCAGCCGAGCCGGTTGAGGTGATCGCTTCGAGAGCGTCCTCAGTCAGTTCCTGCGCCTCATCGAGGACGACCAGGTCGGCGGTGAAGCCACGGCCCGAGGACTTCGAGCGCGCGATCACGCGCAGGGAGCCGCCGTGCCAGCCACGAGACGGATCATCCTTCAAGATGATTGCTTCCTGGCCGTTCACGTTACGGACCTGCTCAACCATCGCGTTCAGCTCAGGGTATCGAGCGGCCTCGTCATCGGCCTTCTTGCCGAAAAACTCCTTGAACCTTCTATAGTGCGCCTGCGCGGACTTGACCTCGTGCGCCGAATGAATCACCGTCTCACCGAGCAGGACCATGCCGAACAGCTCGCGCATTTCGAGCAAGGCATTCTTCCCGTTCTGGCGAGGCACGGACAGCCCAGCGACGGGGTGCTTCCACTCGTCTTTAGCTGAGGCTGCGAGCCAGTCATCGAGGACGAGCTGCTGCCACGCATCAGGAATCAGCCCAAACGTCGAGGCGAACTCGCCCGCCAGCTCACCGAAGGACTTTGCGCGACGCTCAACGGCGACCCGCAGCCGGGGAGCCTGCTCGATGCTTCGCCAATCGCTGCTGGAAATCGACAACCTGGCCCCCCTCTCCCTTCACCGACTCCGGGACAGCAGCCCCCGAGGTACCTGAAATCTCAGAAATCAACGCGCGAGCCTCACGAATCAGTGGCGCACGCTTGTCAAACTCGGCGTACTCGAGGGACGCGAGGGTCAGATCAAGCAGCTTCTTGCGAGCATCAAGCTCATCGAACGCATCCGCCTTCTTCGCGTCCACCTTCTTCTTCGCCACCACAACCACCCCTCTAAACCGCTAAAAACCAACGAAAAACGCCCACCGCGAGCGCCAGACCCCCAGCAGACACCCCCAGCGAGCGCGTGTCAAACAAAAACGGTCGGTCAGCGATTTTCCAGCTCAACCCGCCTGAAAGCGGGGGGGTATGGCGCTATATCTCTCTGTGGGAGCGAGCGCCCGGGGAGGGAGGGGGAGGTGCCCCTATTTGCCTTGAAAACACGGGCAAAACAGGCGTTTTCACCAATCAACATCAACCGAAGCAGGCCGAACCGCCCGCTTCGGCACATTCACGCGATCACCGCGCGACTGATTACAACGACGACACAGGACGCGGCCGTTCTGGAGGACGTTCTTCCCGCCCCAACGATGAGGAAGGATGTGATCAGGCTCAGCCGACGCCGGCGTCAACGTGTGCACGTAATCGAGCACGACACCGCAGGACGGACAACGCGTGATGCCAGCTGCTCGGCCAGCCGCGAGGACGCGCTTACGCCAATGCCTGTACTGGCTCGTGCCCGTCCGGGAGGACACCATGAGCGCCACCCCCTCGCCGCAAACTCGAATGGCCCCCCACTTACGCGGAAGGCCACACTAGAAATATACACCGTTGCACCCGTTTCACGCCCACCACCCCCGCATTGTTTCCGAACACCCCCAGGGGTGGTTTCAGACCTCCCCCGGGTGCAGAACACCCCCCCAGGGGTGTCGCAAGCACCCCCGGGGGGCTGTTCCTGTTAGGACGCGAGGGCGACGATGTCCGCGACACGGTAGACGCGGTGCCCGACCTCCGGCGAGACCGGGCGCAGCTTCCGACGCTGACACCACGAACGCACCGTCGCGTCCTTGATCGCTTTGCCGACGATCAGCTCGGCGACCCTCGTCGCACGCGGACGCGGCAGCTCAAGCCGCTTCGCCTCAGCCATCATCAACACGACCGCCGTCCTACAATCGACCGTCTGCCAGCACGCACGGCACTTCACCTCGTCCGCACCTTCTCGGGCTAGCAGGTCAGCGCCGCAGCGTGGGCACTTGCCGACGAACATGAGCCTTGCATGAGCCGGGGCCGCGAGACGCTCCAAGCGCTTGATCGAATACAGCACTTCATCAGCGCACTGCGCCGCCAACGGCCAACGCCGCACGCGGTCCTCGTGAGCGGCGAACAGTCGCGCGACCATACGCCAATCCCGCGCGGGCACACTGTACTTCGGGCCCATGACGAGACGGATCAGCTCATCACCCCACGTCTGCAACGCCGAGGCCATCTCGTCGATTTCAAGCATGAGCGCCAGACGCAGCGGCGGCGACGACGCCGAGTGCCCCGACGAGCCCCCACCCTCCGGCACCCGCCTCCGCGACGCGATGTACGCCAGATCCGCCATGAGGCCGGGCAGGCCCTGAGTCGCAACCCTCAGACGCGCCGCCCCACCCCGCGACAGGAACTCGCCCGGCATCAGGGGTTCACCCGTCACAGGGCACACCTCACCAGTCAATGTCCTACTCATCGTCGACCACGTCCTCGATGTCGCCCCTGTACTGATCACGGCTGACCTCGATAAGGCCGCGCCGCGCCAGCATCGAGCCGCGCCCGTCGGTCATCCAGGCTGTCACGTCCGGACGAGACGGATCAATCGTCTCAATCATGATCTCCCAGGCCCCGATCAGCCTCCCGGGTCCATGCCTCTGATTCACCAGGGCACCTATCGCATCCTCGATCCGATCCAGTACCTGTGAGTGTTCGTCAGTCATCTCCTGCTCCTTCTCCTTCGCTTGCGCTTCTTCGAGCCTGCAGGCAAGGCGGTTGCCTGCCCGACCTGCTCCCAGCCCTTTACCTGCCCCCTACTGCCTACCCGGACTCCCGACCCGTACCCGTACCCGGGCATACGCGAGTCCAGAGGCCTGGACGAGTCGAGTCCGACGCCAGTCGGGGTGAATCCGCGTTCCTGCTTGTAGCCGGTTTTCGGGATGGTGCCCGTGCGGGCAGCGCCGGGGTCACCGAGGCCGGACTCGACAGTGAGCTGATCAGACTCACCGGAATCCGCGTCCATCGGGATACCCACGGTCGCACCGCCAGGCGCGCTCACAGTCACGGCGGCGTCCGCGCAGCCCGAGGTCACACCCGTCGTAGGTGCGCCCGAGGCCGGGTCGCCAGCCGCCGCGTGCGCGCTCGCACGCTCACCATCCTTTCCGCCGGCCGCGTCGCAGGTCGCGGCCTGTGCGCTGCGCAGTACGCCAGCGCGTTCGAGCATGCCGCGCGTGAACGTCCCGTACCGGGGCTCTTCAGGCGCGGGCAGCAGCTCATGAGACTGATCCCATGAGCCTGTAGGGTCGTCCGCTCGGGACGAATTACACCGCGTACACGCCACGACGAGCGTGTCCACAGTGCCAGCCTCCCCGGGCTTCAAATGGTCGAGTGTGCCCTTGCGGCCAGACGTCTTGCCAGGCCAGTAGACCTCAACACCGCACCAGCGGCACTGGTCTCCGTCACGGGCAATCACAGCTTGACGCAACGCCTGATCTGAATTGTCACGCTGACGCTGACGGCTCCACTCGACGTCGGCGCGCGAACGGATATGCACGAAGTCAGGGTCCTCGAGAAGCTTCGGCTTCCTTCCTTTCGGCGTATCGGCCCACTCGAGTAGGCCTGTTTCAAGCGCTATCTGTAGCACGTCCGGATTCCCACCCGCATACGTGTAAACGACTCCCAACTCGATGATGCTGTCGGTCAGGTGAGCCGCCGAGTACGCGGCGCACCGCATGATGAAACCGAACACCTCGTTCACCGTGCGGGCGTCAGCCTTCGGATGCGACGCCGCTTCCATCAGCCTCGGATACATGTCCGCGTCATCCCCCATCTTCACCCACGCCATCAGCTCACCTCCTTTCTGCTAGCTCAGTTTCTTTCTCATCCCAGCCATCCTCCGGGAACAGATACCTGGGCCGGAAACCCGGATAATTCCGCGTCATCCAGGCACGCTCCGTGTACCGCTGGTACTCCGCCTCACGCCGCAGGAAGCACGCCCGACACCGAGCATGCCCCGCCGTCAAAACAACGCCACAATCCGGACAGTACCGCTCCATCAGAACGGCGGTTCCTGCACCGCCGCAGGCTCACCCCACGGAGCCCGCTGCCCGCTGTAACCGCCGCCGCCCTGCTGTTGGCCGCGGTTGTCGGACTGGTAGCCGCCACCACCGCTGGGGGTGGTGCGGGTGACCTGCGCGCGTGCGCGGCGCAGGGAGGGGCCGACCTCGTCGACC